TGTTGTAGAATGTCCTGCTGTCCAAGTGAACACATCTGCTGTTGCTGTATCAAGTGTAATTGCTGCTGCTGATGTAACTGCACTAGAAGCTGTGTATCTATTAGAGAGTTGATCATGATCAACGGAGTCATCAGTAATGCTTACTGTCACATCTCCTGTTGCAGAGCTTGCTGTGATCCCTGTGCCTCCTATGATACTACCTACATCTCCTGCATCATCAGTGTACAACTCTGTGAAATTTGAGTTGATTTTAATCATTGAATCTCTAAGGCTATCTCCAGCTCCTGAGTTCGGTGTTGATACGTTAATTGTTTGTTGAGCCATTTTTTAGTTTTTAAAATATTGTTTGATCTGCAGTAATTGCTGTTGAGTCAGAGGTAACCTTTGTGCTGTCTGCTGATAGGGTACTGCCATCTGCATCAAAAGGGTATATTGCACCCCACCCTCCAGAGTCATTAACATTACCAAACCAAGAAACAGGATAGATAGAACCATAACTCATAACACCCAATCAATTTTGTAAGAATCATAAGTTGGACTCACATCGTCATTGCTATTTGAAAACCACTCTGGGAAGTTTGTAGTGGCATTGAATGCCATGTGATCTAAAAACCTCTCTGTGTAGCTTTCAGCTCTTTGTCTTTCTATTTGTACAAGGTCTTTTATTTCTTCAATAGATGGCTCAGAAGAGTTTTCTGATACATGCTTAAACACACCGCCATTTGTTACTTTGTAAGCTGCTGTCTTTAGAAACTCTGATAGAGTTAAATGGATCAGGATAGGCTTAACAAAGTTGTTGAGTAGATCTAGATAAGGGTTTGTCAAACTGCTTGCAGCAATATCTGTTGCAAATTTGTTGTAAAGATCTGTCCCTATGATCTCTCTGAGGTATTGTGTCTGTGCTAAATGCAAAGCAGGCACTAATTTGTCACTATCTATAGAAGAGTCTAGGATTGGACTCTTTCTTACTATATCATTTTTACTACAAAATAAAACTGTTGCCATATTAACTTGCTCTTCCTTTATTTGGTCGGTCTGCTGGTGGTGTCCCTTCTAGACCTTTCTGTTTTAAACTTGGCACATTTGCCACTCTTTTGTCATTTTCTAGATCATCTGTGCTGCTTGGCTCTAGAAACTTTCCTTGTGTGTCTCTTTTTCTGAAGAAAATCATCCGCTTCCAAAAATGCCTGCAGTTAACCCCTCCGCAGTAAAGAAAAATGTCATAGTTGTCAGATCCACCCTTACCAAGACCTTTGTTTGGATCAAGTGCAGATAGTGCGTTAATATCCTCGAGTCTATAAAGTAGTCCATGCTTTGTGCCAGCGTTTCTTGACATCATTTCAACACAAAACTTTCTTTGTGGATTAGGGTTTCCAGCATAGACATATCTCAGTTTGTAAAGACCTTTGTCCTCTTTGCTTTTAGTGTCTCCATCTGCAGTGTTTGCAAACATGTCTATTTTTGACAGACTGTACTCATGTTGTGGATCTGTGACTGCTGTCTCTTCTAATAGCTCCCACTCATCAGAAATGTCCTCACCGAACTCTGAAAGCTTTTCTATCATTAAATTTTCATGCTCTACAGACAAATCTGGCTTGTGAGTTGACAACTCTTGTCCTGTTTCTTCCTCAACTTGCTCTTTAGTGATTGCATTGTCTGTGTCTGTGAACTCTATTGGAGTGAGTGTCTGCACATATAGATCTAAAGAGATGCCATTAACAGCTAAGATGTCATCAATAGCATCTATGATGTCATTTTGATAAGGCTTGATCACAAGGTTCTCAAAAAGATTGTGTGCGTTTTGTATTTCTTCTGCATTATTTCCTAGAGAGTTTCCAGTGTCTCTGATTCCTACAAGAAGAGGTGATGTGATCCTGTGTCCGATCATCAGCTTTCTAGAGCACTCTTCAGAGATATACTGATAAACTTCAGCAGAGTTTGGTGGGTTTATGTCCTCAATAGTTGTTTTGTTCTCTACAGAGTCACTGAATGATACTATGACTTTCTCTCCATGCACCCCTGTAAGCTTGTCTGTAATCTCTTGCTTGATTCTTCGCATGCCCTCCACTGTTGGAGTACCATTAGCAAAAGAAACCAGCTTAGATCCAGAAAAAGAGTTCTCAACCTCATTAACTAAAAACTCACTAATAGAGCATTCTAGCTTTCCATAGTTTAATGATCCAATGTAGTCAGGCACTGAATAGTAGTGCATTGATGGAATGTGTCTTCTGATGATATAAATCTCATTTTTTGCACCAGATCCAAAGACAGGGATCCTAGTTAGCTTGTCTCCATCTTTGTAGTCTTTCCATTTTGGATGATAATAGTAGGCATTGATTGCTCCTTTGTCATCACACTTTTCAGCTCTTAGTGTCTCTCTGTTAAAATGTGATACTTTAACCACTTTTTTCTGTAAGTAGGACACTTGTATTGCAGCCTCTCCTAGTAGTTTGTAGTCAAGAGCAATCTTTTTTAAATCATTTGCCTTGAAAAGCGATCTAAACTGTGCAAACTCATCTGGTTTTTTTGAAGCATTATGTGCGTGCATGCCTTTGCCGACAATCTGGTTTACAATTCCTGTGATTGTGCTGTGCGATGTAGGACTGTTTAGATAGACATCTATAAGCTCATCATAGAATGAATTACCAGATCCGAATGCTACATAGTCTTTTTTAGCATCCTCAATGACTTCTGGAGTCTGATAGGCTTCTAACTGTATTACTTCTAGGCTATTCATAAACTAAGTAGTCATTTGTTGAGCTAGTGTCAAAAGTGAATTGTCCTGTGTTGACAGAATAGCTTGAAGCTGTCTGATCTGTCACAAAAATTTTCTCTCTGTAAATCACTTTTGATGTTGCTGTGTCTGTTATTTTTAGAATGTAGCTCATGTCTTTAGTTGTGTCAAAGCCAAATGCTGCTGTGTGTGTTCTGTAATAATCAACTAGAGCAAAACTCGTTGCTGTTTGATTATATGTCTCTGTGATATTTGTCTCGTTTGTGATTTGCACTCTATATGTTGTTAATCCAGAAGTGTCATAACTTCTAGGAATGAAATTGATTGTGTGTGAAGAAAGAGACCTGTCTAGGATTGTCATTTTTTTGTTTTATAAATAGCCTGAGCTGTTTTTACTTTGCCTTCGCTTTTTAAAACATCGATTTCTGACTCACCTAATTCTTTTGACAAGTCGCTTTTGCTGATTTCAACAAAGTCTGGACTGTCAAAGGGTTTCTTATATGTTTTTATTGATTCTTTTTTAGCCATTGTGTTTGTATTTGATGTGTTTTAAGGGGAGGCTTATAACAAGACACTCCCCAAACAAAACACAAAGAGAATTTTTAACTGTTTGTTCCTACAGTTATAGTCTCAGTAAAAGAACTCCAGCCTGCAGTTGGATTTGCAGAAGTAGCTCCATCAACAAAGTTTGGTGGAAGTGGCTCTTCAGATGTAAATTCCATTACATACTGAGAGGCATCTCCAAATGCACCGCCTGTCTGCATAGAAGCAGAAGTCAGCTCACAACCATGATCTTTGCCTAACAAAAAGAAATTGCCATTTCTGTCCTCTACAATGATATGCACTCTAGCATAAGAAAGTAGCTTTAATTCTTTTTGGTCTTCCTTAGTCAATTTTGGGAGAGATAGAGACAAAACAGTGGAGAAAAACGATGTGCCATTATCTCGTGACACATTCGCTGTTGTCTCCATAGTGTTGCCAGATCCTTTTAGGTCATATTGGAAAAAAGTACCTGTGCCAGAGGCATCAGTTGCTTCATCATTACTCCCTAGTGTCACAGTTCCTAAATTCCCAAAACCCATTATCCATGCAGCTTTTAAACCACCGATCTGATCCTTGCAATTTATTGCACGACCTTTAGTAATATCACATGCCATTTGTTATAGGTTTTTAGTTAGTTAGAAATTATGTGTAGTAAACGATCTCTGCAGCGTTTGCAATGTTTACACCCTGAGATCCTCTTAAAATCACTCTAGTGTTCTGAGAGCCATCAAATTTGCTCATGTCAATGACAGAAGCTTGGTTGTTCTCAGAGAATAAAGCAGTAGAGAAAATCAAGTTGCTTGCTCTTGTTGCGATCATGTCGTTTGTTGGCATCCCTGGTGCATGGAAGACCTTCACTCCCTCGAAGAAGAGTTCTTGTTGTCCTCTGTACCATGTTGGACCTTGGTTGTCAATACCAGCAGATCCTAAGCCACTTGCTCCGAAGCCTCCAAGGCTAGATACATAGCTTTTGAAAATATGAGTTGAAACATATAAGTACAAATCATCTTTTCCATAGATAGTGTTAGGCACTGCTGCGATAACTTTGCCCATCTCAGTCACTGCATTTGCAGCAGTCACAGTTGTTCCAGTTACATCAACAACGTCAGAGTCAGCAGCAGCCAAAACAGTGATTCCATCAGTCTGTCCAGCAGTTGCGTTTGCACCTTGCCAAAAGTTAGTTTCCATGTTTGCAGCTACTTTGTCAACAACATGCTGTAAGATGAAGTCTCCTAAGTCTTTTGCAATGCCAGACTTGATGCCTTTCATTTGTAAAGACTCCCAAGTTGTTCTGTAATTCTTAGCACATAGCTCTAAGTTTACTTGGAACTCTTCTGGCTGAAGGACTATCTCAGTTGTGGTCAAAGTCCCTGTAGCTGAAAAGTCACAAGTAGCATTCTTGATTAAGTTAGCATCAGAAGCCAATACTTGAATTACTTCTTTGCCTTGAATGTTGTCTCTGACATCTACAGTGCCAGATGACAAAGTTTTTCCGCTTAAAAGTGCAGCAGATAGATAACCAGCAGCCTTTTTGCCGCTATATGAATTATCCGTAAAAGTGTGTGTAGTTGCCATTAGTTTTGATTAAATTGATTTACTAAACTGTTAAGATATTTTGCTCTTGACACAGTCACATTCTCAATAGCTGATTCTGTTTCTGTGCTAACACCCTCTGGATTATGTGAAATCTCTTCCACAACCTCAGCAGCAAGTTCGATGTCGTTAATGTTTTCTTCAACCTCAGCAGGAGCTTCTTTTGCCTCTAGCATTGTTTTGATCTCACTGATCATGCTTGACAAGTTTTCTACTTCCTCCTTAGTTGCATAAACTACTTTGTGTGTTGTCTCTTCAGACTTCACTTTTTCAGTAGCATCATCCTCAGAAGCTTCAACTTCTGATGCTTCTTCCTCAGCAGGTTCTTCACTGGCAGCTTCTTTGATTTCTCCAATGATGCCTTCCTCTGTGACGGAAAGTGTTTCACCTGTATCTAGGTTATACTCACCGATCGGAAGAGGCACAGAGTCCTCAGAGTCACTTACAATAAAGACTTGCTGCCCAGACTCAAAGCTCTCTGCTTCGATCTGAGTTCCATTTTCTAGAGTCATTGTTGCTAGCTCTACCTTTTGATCGGATAGCTCTATGCCCAAAGTCTCCTTGATTTGATTTAGCATGTCTATTGCTTTCATTTAGTTAAAAGTTTATATTCTATAAACGAGTGAGCATCAGAAAATCGGTCACATTTTTTCACTTATTTTTAGATAGCACCTATTCCTTGTGCATGTGTCTCACCTGTGCAGCACTTTTTGTCATAGGTTTTCTTGTCTTTACACAAACAAGCTCTGTCCCCACCAACTCTGTTCACTCTACTGACTGTTTTTCTAGGTTTTTTTCTCATTTTCTATTGATTATGTGTTTTACAAGGCATATACCATGTCTGTCCATCTAGATCATGAGTGTGAAAACCTTCACAGCCTAAGTTTCTAGCCATCTCTTCTGCTTTTGTTTGGGAACTGTAGGCAAGTCTGTCCTCTATGATTGCCATTTCTGAGTCTAATACCATTGTTTTAAGCTCTTGAGACTCTAATGGCACACAGTTAGGCACTCTTCTTCCATTTTTCATCTTAAAACCTATCATTTCATAGCCTGCCTCACATGGTTTTTTCAGGTTTTCCTCTAGTAGATCAAGCTCTCTTAGTTTAGATCCTGCCCATCTAAGACCAGCTTTGCCACCCCAGAGCAGATAGCTAATAGTGCCACATGCAGAAGAATCACTCTCATCATAATACTCCCCAGCTCTCGACAGATAGCTGTACATCCTCTTCACAGTTTCAATTGTGACATTGCCTCCCTCTGACAAGGTCTTACTCCTTATTTTCCCCACCTGAGTTGCGCACTTGTTGCCATTTTTTTCATTGAGTTCTCTTCCTCTTTTTGCATTGTTTTTCACAGCATCTGGATAGTCAGAAAAAGACTCCATTTTGTACTTTTTCTTTTTCTTCTTTTTCTTTTTGCCATAGCCTAGCATGTCTTTGACCTCTGACATCATGAACTCAGCTTCCTCATTTTCCATTTCAGCAAGCTTCTCATCAATTGTTTTGTCTTTTGGTCTCTCAGTAGCCTTTTCTGAGAAAAAAGCTTCTATAGAGAATCCTTTAACTTTTTTAGTCTTAATGAAATTGTTCCAGATGTCGTCATCATTAACTTTCATTGAGACCATCCAAGTGCCTTCTGGCAAATCCATCCCATAGTGAGCAGACTTGTCCTTGTCTTTGTTCTCTATGATCCAAGACTCAACTACTGTCATTCCTTCGAGCTTGTATTTGTGCTCTAGAGTTGAGTTTGATTGATTGCCATTGACAAAAAACATCTGTGATGCTTTCTCTACTGTTTCTCTGTTGAAGAAAATGTAGTATTCCTCACCTTGATCTGATTTTCTGTAGATAGGCTTGTTTGGAATTAGTGCTGCACCCATCAAAATCCTTTTGCTTTTGTCAACCTCAGCAAACTTGATTTCTTGACTTTTAAGTGCAACCCAGTCTTCTTCAATTGCAGGGTTTTCAACTAGACTTAGAGCAGACACTCCGATGTCATCATTTTCTTCATCTAGGATTAGTTCGACTATTTTCATAATTATCCGATTTTAGCTGTTTCAATTATATTTCTGTCAAGTGACTGTGCAGATGATACATCTGAAGAGGTCACAAATGCTTTTATTGGTCTTTGGTTCTGTCCATTTAGTGCTTCTGCTATCTGGTTTGTAGGTGATGATCCGACAATGTTGAATGCAGGAGTCCTAGAAGGAGGTGCAGACACACCGCCACCACCACCAGCAGATGCTGCTGCATTTCTAGCAGCACCAAAGGCTTGTTTCATTGACATCACAATCCCTGCTGCCTGCAATCCGTAAGCAATAAGCATAGGGATGTTCTGTGGAAAACCTATTTTGGCTGTCTCTGCTGTACCTTGTGCAACTGCTGCATTTGATTCTGCAACTTTTAGTGATGATAGTGTGATTGTTTTCTTAGCAGATTCTATGAGTTCCATTGCATTCATAACTTGCTTTGCCACAAGAGCTGCTTTGCCTGCTTTAGTCTCTGCACCAAATAAGGCTATTGCTTGATCTGCTGCTGCATGTTTAGCTGCATTGACTTCTTGTATTTGTCTCTGCTCTTCTGCAGCTATTCTTTCATCAGATTCTTCCTTGAGTTTTTGTCTTTCTTCTTCTTCTTTTGCTAGCTTATCTTTTCTCTCTTTTTCCTCTGCAGCTAGTTTGTCCTCTCTTGCCTTTTTCTCTGCTGCTTCTTTGTCTGCAATAGCTTTCTTTGCTGCAGCCTCTTCTGCTGTAAAGGCGATGATCTGTCCTGTGACCTCTTTTTGCTTGACAAGTCTAGCAGTCTCTAGTTGAATCAATCTAGCTTTTAGCTCTTCTTCCTCAATCATGTCCTCT